GCCGGGCTTCGCGAGCGCCTTCAGCTCGGCAAGCTGTGCGGTGAAGTCCGGCTGAGAGCGGGGCGGAGCACCCTTCAGCGGCTTGATCTTGAACGGCGCCTTTCGCCCGCGCGTGACCAGCAGCGCGACCGTCTTGTCCTCCGCGATATCGCTCATGTGACTGATGCGGATGCCGCCGACCTGGAGCCCGCCGAATGCAACCGTGGGATCGCGATAGAGCGTGAGCGAGCGGCCGACGTATTGGCTCGCGTCCTTGCCCCACACGCCGACGAGAATGCGGCGCATCGTTTTGCATGGCTTGAACGGTTTCCCGTTGTCGCCTTCGTAGTGGATCGAGACCGGCTGTTCGGCGGCGTCAGGCGATGCAGTCACCTTGGTCACCGTGATCGTGCGCGGGCCGTCAAGCAGATCGTCTGCATTCAACTGATCGCTGCGCGCGGCGATGAAGGCCGACATATCGACGTGTTCGGTCATTCGGAAAGCTCCTTTAGTTTTTCGGGATGCTTGGCCTTCATGTGATCGGCCATGCCCGCAGGTTTCACCCACGCAGGGCAATGATCGCACTCGACCGTGCCGGGCCGCGCCGGGATGCTGTACCGGTTGAAGCGCGGAAGGGTCGATTGAGGCTCGCGCATCTAGATCACCATCTCCTCTTCCACGATCCGTTCGGTTGGGGTGAGCCGCAGATCGCTCGAAGTCGCGAGCATCCACGTCGCGACGACTTCGTTGATCCGCGCCTCGAACTTGGCGGCGGCGTCGACGATGGCCTGCTGCACCGCCTCATCGGGCAGCACGCGCATGACGATCATCGGGAGCCCGCCGCTGTAGGAGATCAGGTCGCACCACTTTCGCTCGGTCACGAGCATCTGGCCCTGCACCTGGATCATAAAATCGTCGGGAGTCGCGCCGTTCTCGAAGTGCTCGCAAATGGTCTGCACCTGGAACTTCTGGCCGCGCGACTTGCATTCGATCAGCCCGTCATCGCCGACCAGTCCGTCAGGCGAGCAACCAAGCGTGAAACCCCATTTGCTGTTCGTCACGAACCCGCATGTCTCGACCGGCGCATAATGCTTCGAGTAAGCCTCGCGCGCCCTGATCTCATCCTCTTGTCCGCGGAGCATCGCGTCGCTGATGTATGCGGGCTCGACGTATCCAGTGATGCGCTGTGCCGCCAATTCCCATAGATGCGCGCGGCTCTTGGGATTGTCCGCGACCTTCAGCGTCGGCGTGATGATCCGGTCGAACTCGGATGCCGTGAGCAAGCCGCACCGAGCCTCGAGCCAGCGCTGCGAGCCCTGGTCGTATTCGCAGTGGATCTGAAGGCCGCGAGGGGGCGCGTTCAAAGCACAGCCTCCGCGACCGCATCTTCGATCTGCTTCCACGTCAGCCCGGTCGCTTCCAGGAACCGCTCTGCAAATTCTTCCCGAAGGTCTTCGATGCGCGTGTCGGCCTCGCTCATGCGGTCGCCAGCGTCGATCTCTTCCTGGCTTAGCGGCCCATCCATCGGTGTCGCGGCGGCCTCCGCGTCGGCAAGCGCCTGCTCCCAATCGCGCCGCGCTTCCTTGAGGTCGAGCAGGACGTTCGCGAGGCTGCGCGGGCGGATCGCTGGATGCGGGACGACGTTCATGCCGCTTCACTCCTCGCCTGCGCCTCTGCGAGCACACGCCCGATCAGCGCGTCAGCGTCCTCCATGCGGAAGATCGCGTTCGCCGCGTCATGGTCCCAATGCCCGGTGCGCTCGAAGCGCTGGTCGAGCCGCGCCAGCTCGCGCTCTTTCCACTCGCGATGGAGCCGCTTGAGTGTCGCAACGTCGGGCCGCTTCCACGCGTTAAATTCGGGCTGGTCGCGCGTTCCCCAATCGTCGCGCACGAGCCTGCCTTCCGGCGGGTTAGCGATGATCTCGGCGATGCAGGCGCGGCCGATGCGGGTGTTCGCCCATTGGGGGAGGGCGGTCATTGCTCGCCTCGCGCTTTGGCGAGCCCCTCGCGGCACAGGCGCTCCGTGTCTGCGCAGAGATCAAGCTGTTCATCCCACCATCTGCGCCAGATGCGCTCGCCGTCCGGATGAGTGTCACGCGTTAGGCCGCCGTAATCGGGCCCGGCGTGTTCCTTCTCAATCCATTCAAGATGCTTTGCAGCAGCTTCGTAAAGCTCGGGAGTCGCAGCGATCAGGCGGGCGTTGGCTTCGCTTTCCGCATAGACTTCGCTATCGGCGTCCTTGGGCAGATACGAAACTGAGCAGATTGATCGTCCGACGCCCTGCTGAACGACAGGCCAACCAACCACCGATGAAGGCGAAGCGGCGGCCATCCACGGTCCCGGCGTGAACTGCGGCGCGCTCACGACAGCACCGTCCAGCGCAGGACCGCGGCGGCGGCGCAGGTGAACAGGCTCCCGGCGACGAACGCGATGAGATAGCTCAGGCACAGGTCGCCGTTGAGGCGCATCCACAGCACCAGCCGCTCGCCGAACGACGGGCGCTCCATCTTCCAGCGGCGCTCGGCGTCGCGGTAGATCAGCTCCTCGTTGCGGCTCTCGAACAGGTCCGGACGGTCAGGCCCGATCTTCCCGCGCAGCTCGACGATGGTGAGCTTGTCGGGAGCGGCTGGGATGGACCGCTCCCGAGGCCGAGCAGCGGCCAGCTGGAATACGTTGTCGTTCATGCGCTCAACCTTTCGTTCGGTTGAGCTTGTTCTAATGCGGGTAGCTACCCGCGTCAACAGGAAAATGCGGGACGCTACCCGCTAGTCGGCGGTCCTCTTGCGGCGCCTTCTGAGCGGAAGGTAGGCGTCAATGACCACGGCCTTGACCCGAGTCGCATCGTCCATGCCGTCAAAATGGTTGTTGGCTGGATCGCTCGGCTTGCCGATGAAAATGGGCTCGCGGAACTCGGGCAGCGTCGATTCGGCGCACAGCTCCCAATTGCCATCAGGGCGACGCGACAGGCGTTTAACCGTCGTTTCGTAGAGGCCTCCGCGCTTCTGCTCCACAACGACGTAATCGCCGTCCTCTGGCTCGATATCGGAGCCGATCAGGTCAACGCAGCGAAGGATCGTTCCGGGAGGCAGCACCTTGTCCATGCTGCGCCCTTCGACGATCAGCCCTGCATGGCGGCCTGGTTCAGTGTTGATATCGACCTCGATCTCGAACCAATCGTCGCGAGGCCACTCCACTTGTTCACGCCACACGCCAGCTGCCACAGCCCCCGTTACTCTGAGCCATTCGGTGAGAGATTCCGCAGCTAGATCAACGCCTTTGACCACGGCTGAAAGTGGAACCCCCAGTGCTTTGCATATGCCGGCGACGGACTCAATAGTCGGCTTGCGCTTGTCCACGCGCATGATGTCGCGGATCAAGTCTGGATTGCGACCGTCCGTTGCGGCGAGTGAAAGGCTGCGCCGGGAGAAGTCGCGCCCCGGCCCAGTGTTGTCGATGATCAGCTGACGAAGTTTCGCCAGGTCGATTTCTACCCCCTCGGCCATAGGGCCGCTTGTTCCTGAGCGGGAGCGCGCCCGCAATATAGGGCGGTTACCCGCATTTGGGTATTGCGTGCGGGTATCTACCCGCATATAACGCGGCACATGGCACACCCCATACTGGCCGAAATCGACGTGTTCCTGCGGACGCACGGCATGAAAGAGTCCACCTTCGGCCGGAAGGCTGCGAAGGATTGGAAGCTCGTTCGCGAATTGCGCGGTGGGCGACGTCTGTGGCCCGAGACCGAGCGAAAGCTCCGCGAGTTCATGGTCAGCTATCGCCCGAACTCCTCGAAAGATGAGGAGCGCGTCGCGGCATGATCCCCCAATTCGAGGCTCCCGGTGTTCCACTTTTCGCCGGGACAACTTGCGCGGGCGGGCAAGCCCCCGCTCGTCCGCGCATTTTCTCGCTCGTGGAGCGCTGACGATGCTGTGGGGGAAGCTCGCAATCATCTTCGTCGCGTTCGCCGTTCCGGTGCTCAACGCGCTCGTCCTCATCTGGCTCTGCAAGGTGCAGACCAGGCGCGAGGAGCGATACGGGATTCATGGGGATGTGCCAGCGCTGCCAGCTGAAGCGAAAGCGGCGGGCGGCAAGAGCCGGGGGGAGGGGGCTTCGAGGGCCGCCCGCACACTTCGCACTGGTGATGTTCGCACTCATCACGGGAGCGTAAGTAACCGATGAGCGCCCCGACAATCTTCGGTGTTCCGCAAAACGTCGTTCTCGGCGAGCTCGGCACCGCGCTCTTGCAGATCAAGAATGCCCGCGGCCTCACTCTCAACGACATGGCGCTGGTACTTGGCCGCATCGACGACCAAGTTGCGAAATACATTGCTGGCGAAGCGGAGATGGGATTCATCGCCTACCGCAAGGCCAGTGAGGCATGGCCTGAGCTTGGCACCTTGCTCGAAGAAACGGAGGCCGATCGCATCGCGCGCGGCCGGCAGCGGGCGCTGGACCTTGATGCCCCGGCCCGCCGGGACAAAGCCGCATGAGCGCCAATCATCGGCAATACATCATGGACCGTGTGCGCGTCGAAGAGCGTGGGTTCGGAACGCCGTGCTGGACTTGGCTAATGTCCAGGCGCGGCTATGGCTACGGACAGTCGACGATCCGCCAC